GCTCTCTTTCCCACTTACGTTGTTCTCTTGCAAGCCTTTTGCCGATTGCTGCATCAAGTTCTTCTTGGGTAAAAACCCGTGAAGGCTCTTTTGCTTCTTCAGCGACTTCCGGCGTTTGATTTGCTTCCTGAGTGGCCGTCACTTCTGGAGCTGGCGCGGAGTCTACTTCCGCTAAGGGTTGTTGGACTTCTTCAGTCATTTTTGAATCTCAATGATTCCCTGGTGAACCGCACCAGTACGGGTTTTGATTATTCGAAAATGATCGTTGCTGACACTGTACCCGAAATTACCACGTAAATGCCATTGTTGACGTAAATACCGTCAAGAGGAAACACATACGAGGTCGCAGCGGCAGGTGTGAACACACTCAGAACAGTCCGAGTTGTGGTCGCAGCAGCAGAGTCATAAACCGTGATGGTCGGCGTGGAAGAAGCCGCGCTGACAAAAATACCTTTAAGTTTGCCGCCCATTGGCTTGATGTTGGCGGTTGCGGTGATTTGTGCAAAATTTGCCATGATGTTTCCTTACGCCAAAAAGCGGAGTTTATACAGAGTTGAAAGATACAACTCAATGATGTTGTCAATCAGTTGTTGGAGTGATGAATCAGACTTGTCTACCACTTCGTAGCGGCACTTTTCAATGTCATCCAACTGCCCTTGCAGGAAGTCGATAATGTTGGATGTCTTGGTGGCTGAATGCAAAGTGATTGGCCCCATCAAGCCATGACGGCCTTGGTAGGCTTCGGCAAATGCGTCAGCGTGGTCAATAATCTCATCATAAAACGTATTGAGCGCAACGTGCTTGGAGTAGCTACGCGTGTTCAAGTGGACGCTATGCGCCACATCACGGGCAAGGAACAACATTCCTACAAAATCAGCGGCTTTCATTGGGGCATTCCTTGTGGTGGCATCATTTCGCCTTCGGGCATCATCTCAGGCATCATCTCAGGCTGATCACGGCCAGGCATTTCGTTTACCAAGTCACCAGATGTAATCATGCCATGTACGGTGCCCAGCACAATGTCTTGAATTTGATCAGGCGACATGCTAGCTTGAACAGCCGAAATACGCTGTGTTTCAGCCTGATACGCTTTAACAGTAGCCTCAAAATCTTTGCGCTGCATGTCTTGCGCTTCAATGGATTTACCCACGTTTTGCAACATCTGGTACATCTGTTCCATCTCTTGACCCATCGCTTGGATCTGTTGCTCGGCGGCTTGCAGTTCGGGCGGCTTGTCGCCGTCGGCCATGAGTTTGGGGTCAATGGTCTTGGCAAACCGTTTGGCCATCTCTTGCGCACCAGGCCAATCCATGTTCTTCACAAACAAATCGCCAGCCACAGCCCACAGATTAGGGTTACCCTGCAACAGTTGAGCCATTGCTTCCAAAGCCTCTTGGCGTTTGGTTGCGTACCCTGGGCCGGTCGCCACCACCACGTCGTACTTGCCGACGTTGGGGTTGTAGATCTTGTCGATCACAATGTCGTCTTGCACAATTTTCTTGACCGGCTCTTCTTGCATCGGGTCAATCTTGACCATGCTGGTTTCGCCGTCTATGCCGATGATGCGAGCCACGCGCTGTGTGTCGTAAATCTTGGGGATCAAGTCCACAAGCTGGCGCACGATGTGGCGTACACCACGGGCTAAGTTGTCACCGTAATGGTAAGTGCCCACATCGCCTTCGCGTTGGCGAGCCAAAATGGCTTTTCCTGAGCGTTCGTTTGAGCCCATGCCCAAAGATGCGTTGTATTGACCAGTGGACGCCTTAATGTCTTCAGATGCGCCCGCTTTGGCTTGCAACAGACCGCTGGAAGCCATTGGGGGCTGGGCACGTGCAGGCAATGGCAACACAGCGCCTTGGCCGTCGGTGACGTCTGGATTGACTTCCAAATACGGCCAATTGGTCGTGTTTGCAGTCTTCCATTGGTTTTCATAGCCTTCAAACTGGCCACCGTAGCCAATAAATGGCGCTTTGGGGGCCAAGGCGAGCATCTCTGCCTCTTGGCTTACCCAGTAGTTGTACATCCGCTGCGCGTCTTTGGCGTTGCGCACCAAGCCCGACACATACAAGCGGCCATCAACTTCAAATTCATTGCCGACAATGCGAACTACGGGGATGTATTTCCCCGCCCAATCGCGTTCTTCAAGAATTTCATAGCCGTTAATCTTGCAGTATTTAATCTTGACACGATCCGATTCGCGAGTTCTTTTAGGCTTGCCATAAATTGCTTTCAGTTGTTTGTCCTCTGGGGTGCCTTCAAAAGCGGTCACGTTTCCAGGGTACAAGTTAAGCGTTGCTTTGTCGTAATCTACATAGTAGTAATCAGCAACGCGGACAGTGTCTTCCATGAGCCATTGGCTCAAATTTTGGTCGCCAACACCCAGCGTTTGCAAGGTGGTGATGGGCGCAGAGTTAGGGTACATCCGCGTGTATTCGTCTTTGGTGATGTCTTCAGTAATGAAGCACCACTTGGCATCTGCACCGGTTGGGTCTTGGATCGTTGGATCCATGTAGACGCTGAATGAGTTGCGCACGCGGCCAATCTTGATGTCTTGATCGAATGTGTTTTCGTCGCAGTATTCGGTCAGGATGCGGATGTAACCTTCGCCGTAGGAGACTTGGTTTTCACAGGCTGTGTCGTAAGCAACGTCGGCGTCTGAGATGTATTCAATGTGTCTGACCATTCCATTGAAGATTTCTGCAACTTCAACATCTGCGTGGTCATCGGCTGGAATAACTTTGCCACTTGGGCGGTTTTGTCTTTGGTCATTGGTCACCTGCCTTACGTGCTGGGGCAACTTGTTAACCGTCAAGCACGGTCTGGCGTTGATCGTTTGACCTTGCACAGAACCACGGGTGGCCAACACGTCCGCAGGCCACTGCCAGCGGTTGTCAGGCGAGCCAGCGTAGAACTTCAGGTCGTCAATCTCATCTTCGCGGGATTCAGACAGCGCGCCGATGGCCATGTCCAAACGCGAGCGAGCAGTTGCCAAGACACTAGACTCTGAGTCCTTTTGCTTGCCGCCGTTGGCCACAGCACCGGCTGCGGCGATGCCTGTGTAGTCCATTATTTAGGTTTTTTCTGCGCTTCGCGCTTGACGCTGTAAGCAATTGCCACGGCCTGTTTCACCGGCTTACCGGCAGCAACTTCGGCCTTGACGTTCTTGCGAAAGGCTTCGGGTGTTTTAGATTTAACGAGTGGCATTATTTCTTCTTCGCAGTTTTAGCTGAGTCTTTGAAATCTTTGGCGGTAGGTGCATTCTTGCTGCCAGGCTTGTTCATCTTCTCGCCAGAGCCCGCTTGCTTTGCGTGAATGTTACTATACAAACCAGGTTTAGTCGCCATTTTATGCCCCCATCCATGATGCGTTGACTCCACTGCCTTGCGCGTTCACGCGTCGGGTTGGTTCAACATACTGCCGATGTGCCACAGGAAACGCAAATGTAACAGCAATTGCGTCGGCGGCGTCCGGTGACGCCAGCCCCCGCGACTTCATGTCCTTTTTGCTTTCCAAGAAGATCGTTCCCCGTGAGTCAGGCTTCATCATAGGCGAAATCAAATCCGTTTTCAAGAACCTATCGTTGGGAATGCTTGCCGTTTTCAGCCATTCGCGCATGTCGCCCCACATCTGCGCGCGCATATTGCCGTACATGATCGGGTTCTTGGCCTTGTTTCCAAAGTTCACACCCTTGATTTTGTACCGCTGCTCTTTGAGCCGGTCCACAATCCCAGCTCCCAGCCCGCCTTCGTCGATCACGGTGAGCGTGGGCTTAAATTCCTCAATAGCTTCGATCACATGCCCCACCACCGTCATGGTGTCGTCGCCTCTGTGCCGCATGATCTTCACAATGTCGCGCCCTTGCCGCACCGCGATGACCGTTGCGTCCGCGCCAAACCGTGCGGGGTCTACGCCAATCACAATCGGGGCACTCTGATCCTGATACTTATTACGTTTCATAGCGTCGTCCACTATGTCCGCTCCAATGAACTGGTCATCGCCCGCGTTGGGGAACTGACCGTACACCTCGACGTGCGCCTGTGCCGAGTCTGGTCCATATTCCGCGATGATCCGCTCATATACCTGCTTGTCGGTGCCCTCGACCGTGCGGGCGTCCACGACGCGGGTCTTCCAGAACTCACGTTTGCTGTTAAACGCTTCGTAAAAGTACCCAGTGTTACGCCGTGGGTTGGAAAACGCCATCCAAAAGCGGTTTGGCGTGTTTTCTGTGAAAAAACCACCCGTCACCGCCCAAATTGAGTCGTCAATACCTGACGCCTCGTCAAAAACCACCAAAACACCGTCAAAATTGTGCACACCAGCGTACGCGTCGGGGTTTTCCGCTGACCATAAGCGTCCTTCGACGCCCCAGTAGCGGGTGCCCTTCTTCAAATCCCGCTCCACAAGCTCAGTCAGCCACTTTGCCGGCATCACTCTGGTGGCTGACACCTCAAACCAGTGTGAGTTGATAGACATCGCCAGCCATTTTGTGATCTCGGCCCAGGTGATCGACCTGAGTTGCGATTCACTATTGGCCGAAATGATGGTCGTTGAGCCAATTCGCGTGGCCACCATCCATATGGTTATCCAACTGACCAGTGCTGACTTGCCAATACCACGACCAGACGATATGGCCTCTTGCAACACGTCGAAGTCCAGCTTACTTTGGTTAGCTTTGATGTGCACTGCAATATCCAGCAGCACCTCGCGCTGCCATTTGCGCGGGCCTTGGAAGTTTTCCAGCGGTGTGCCCTTGACACCCCAAGGAAACGCGAACATTACAAACGCCAGCGGGTTGTCCTTGATCGCCGGACTCCAGAGCCTGGCCATCAGTTCTTGTTCGTCCTCAGCGCTGTATATGGTGTTCTGCATTAGCGCCTTAATTTAATGTTAGCTTGCCTTGCGTACAAATCACGCAAAATTGCTTGTTCTTGCGCCAGTGTTGCGTCGTAATGGCTACCCCCTGGGCTTGTCATGTAGTACTCTCCTCTAGAAAAGGATTGTTTTGGGTTTTCCATGTTGCCAACCGCAAATGCAGGCGCTTCATTAAAAGAAAACCTATAGTTTTGGTACGCAGGGTCTGGGTACTTTAACGGGTTTATTTTGGACTCGCGGGGATCTAACTTATCCCACGCATCATATAGTTGCTTATCAACCCCAGCAGGGGGAACTCCAGTTTGTCGAGCAGCTTCACCTATACCGCGCACCTTATCTCGCATCACGTACCTTAACGCATGGGTCAATTCATGCGGCAGTGTTGAAGCTAAGTTTTTGCTATCTGTGTTTAGCGTTATAGAGTTTGACTGCCTATCGTATTCGCCGGAACGTCCAGTTTCAGAAAGTTTGGCAAAGCCTATTTTTGGAAGCTGCCCAGTTGCGTTCAAAAGAATCGCCGCTTCATACGCGGCAGAACCTGGCGCAAGAAACTTACCCCATTCAGCGGGGAGTTGCGGAGCGACCAGCGCATTTACAGGAGCCGCCGCAAGTTTATTTGTTGGCTGTGGCATATTGCTCTACCTTGTGTTCCAGTGTTGGACTCGGTTCATGGGCGATCACATCAATAACCCGTGACTCGGCTTGGCGCAACGCGCCAGTGATGCTGATGCGCTGATCGACATCTATGCTGATGGACTGCTTGGCCACCCAGCCGTGTGAGTGTTGGAGGATTGCCAGCGCCGCTTTGGCGTCGCCTTCGGTCGCTGCCTTGTGCAAGCACTTGGACATTTCCAGTTCGCCGTCGGCTTTGCCTTTGAGCGCAGCCATGTCCGCTATTGGATCCAACTCACACAGTTGCCGGTACTCGGTAGGCAGCATGCCGGAAGCCAACGCCAATGCGTCGCCCTTCAAGCCGAGCTTGGCGGCTTCGTAAATCTTGTTCAAGCGCGCTTCGGTCGCAACGATCTTGCGCGGCTCAAAAGGGAGGCTGTGGAACGTCATGCGCGGAATATACCAAAGAAATGCTGGCGCAGGGAGTTCTAGAAATACAAAGTTAAGGAGCTATGGTCAATCCAGTTGCTATGCGCCAGCGATTGAAATATATCAGCCTGTGGGTCATGTGGGTCATGTTGTCATGAAATAAAAATTAAAAAAAAATTGTTCGTGAACCCTCCGCCACCGTTGGCCCTTGGCCGTTGGCCCTACCCACCCCCGCCCTGGCCATAGAAAAATGCCTACAGCCCTAAGTTAGTGAGCGCTAACTAACATAGCTAAGTTAGTGGCCGCACACTATATGATTTTGCTAAGTGAGTAACTATTAACTTGGTTTGGTTAGTGGTCACTAACATGGCCATTTGACCTAAGTTAGTGGCCACTAACCCAAAAAGTGTGGGTCATTTGGATGACCCACACTATTTTCCTTTAAAATCATATACTTACGTCATTTTTTGGGTTTTGTGGGTCATTTTTTTGAAAACTTGGGTCGCGCGCCAAACGGCATGGTCCACATCCTACTGTATAGCTATATAGTATTACATATATTTTTTCTTTACATATACCCTAAAAAATGACAATATGACCTACAAAACCCAAAAAAGCCAGTACTGGCGGGCTTTTTTTGTAGGTCATTTCGCGGCCGTGTCAATTGCCTACACTTAGCCCAAAGCGCCTACACAAAATAGGGTAAACACCTATAGCTTTATGTAAATAATTCCCTTACGCTATCAGTGCGCGTAAGCGCAGCAAGCCCTATTCTCAAATCAACTACAGGAAAGTAAACAATGAAGACCCACAATTTGCAGCATCTCACAATGAGCGACGCATACGACACGACGCAAACAAATGCCGAAATTTGCGACGGCGATATCTTATTGGTGCGCGACGGCGTGGCCATTATGGTCGAAGCTTGGCCAGTCATGGCCGAGGGCATCTCGGCGGTGTTTCACAATGTATCGCACGGGTTTCACGCCGAAACCAGCGAAAAGTACGCGGCAGCGTTTGCGGCAGCAGCAGCGCTTAAATCAGCTAAACCCGAAAAGCGAATTATGAGCGACCAGCTTTTAAGTCAATTTGACCAGCTTGAAACCCAATTGGTCGAAATTTATAACGCTATCGGCGAGGAAATGAGCGCGCGCGCTTTTGACCAAAACGACGCCGACCGCGCCACACTATTAGAGCAACGCCAAAATGTTAAGGGTTTATTGCATAACGTGCGCGATACCCTTCGCACGGCCGCGCCGGAGCTCTACACTGATTTTTAAACCCAGCGCGGCCACGGGCCGCGCCCAATCCAATCTAATCAACTAAACAGGAAAGTCACACCATGCAAGTACATATCACAATGAAAAGCGCCAACGTCAAAACCGGCCCAATTCCCGTGTCAACTACAGAGCGCGCCAGCTGCCCGCCGGACTGTAATGTCCGCGACGCGTGCTACGCGGCCAGCGGGCCGCTGGCTTTGCACTGGGCGGCCGTGTCGAACGGCACGCGCGGCACGTCATGGGGCCAGTTTTGTGAAACCGTGGCCGCGATGCCCGCTGGCCAACTATGGCGCCATAATCAGGCTGGCGACCTACCTCAAATCAACGGCACCGTTGACGCGGTCAAGCTGGGCCAATTGGTCGCGGCCAACGCGGGCCGTCGCGGGTTTACTTATTCACACCACCGCGACGCGGCCAGTATTGCATGGATACGCCACGCCAACGCATGGGGTTTCACCGTCAATCTGTCGGCCAACGACCTCAACGACGCGGACATGCTCGCGGACCACGCGGCCGGCCCCGTCGTCGTCGTGCTGCCCAGCACTCAAACGGCCAACACCACCACACCGGCCGGCCGGCCCGTCGTTATCTGCCCAGCAACGCAACGCGATGATGTGAGCTGCGCCACGTGTCAGCTCTGCCAACGTCAACGCGCGGCCATTGTGGGCTTCCCAGCTCACGGCACCAAAAAACGTGTCATAGATATTAAGCTCGCGGCCTGATTCTCAGTGCATGGCCATGCGGTGGCCATGCGCGGACAATCCGTCCGATTCAGTAAAGGAAAGTAAATTATGGATATCGTGGATAAAACAAATTTGGCCAGCGCGTACGCGGCCGCATGGCTGGCCGTTAAGAATCGGCCCGCGACCGTGACGGTCGACCCGCATGGCTGGTTTACAGTTAATAAGGGCCTCGGCGCACCCCAGCGCGTACGCGCCAGCGCGTTGATCAAGGGGCTGGCCGTGTTGACTTCGCGCATGGTCGAAGCAAGGGGCGCATGATGACAAAACTAAAATTTAACGTCGGTGATACCGTGGCATTTGCGCGCCACGTGGTAAAGCGCTTAGGCCACGATAAACACACGGCCGACGCGCGCGGCCGCGTGGTGGCCGTTGACGGGCCAGCGGTGGCCGTTGATTTTGCGGGCACGTGGAACCGCCACGAAGATGGCGGGACCGTGCGCCACGTGCCGGCCGGTAATTTGACCAAAATTATGCCGAACGGGGTGGTTTATGACTATTAAAACCATGCTTGCAAAATACCCCGGCCGCTGCGCGCGCACTGGCGCGCCTATACGACCAGGCGATGAAATAGCCTATGACACGGCCACGCGTCGCGCATGGATCACTGACGAGGATGACGTGCCACGTCGCGCCAGTACATACATTTCCGATGTGTTTCAAATAGGCGGGCGCGAATACTACCAAAACAAAAACGGCCGGTGTATTGACGCGCCATGTTGTGGGTGCTGCTCATGAGTTATCAAATTGAAACCTACACACTGTGCCAAGGCTGGGTCAATATTTGGGCCGACGATGACGCGCCGGTCATTTTCGACACATATGCGGCCGCGTCGGCCGAGCTGGCCGAATACTTGGCCGAGCTGGCCCACGCGGTAAAGGTCGGGCATTTGGACGACTATAACCCCGAAGATTATCGGATTGTGGAGGTGCCGGCATGACCTACTACAAAACCAAAGCGGCCGCGCAGGCGCTGGCCGATGAATTGACGCTGCAAGACCGCGACGCGTGGCGGTATGAGGTGCACGGGGCCGCGCGTGGCTTTTACGTGGCGGTGTTTGACGACGACGGACATTTTTTGGGGAATTTATGACTAAACGAGAATTTTTTGACGCGCTGGGCTTTGCTCTATGCATTGCGCTGCCCTTTGTTTTATATTTTTGGAGCATGACACCATGAAAACCGACGAACTAGAACGCGCGGCCTATATGGCCGGCGATACCGACCGCGCCCAGCTGCTGGCGCGGATTGACGAACTAACCCGCGCGCTGGGTGAGGCCGTGGCCGAGGTGGAAAACCTACGCGAAGAGGTGGAATATTTGCGGGAGGTGACAGAATGAATCCGATATTTGCACAGGCGCTGGCCCCGTGGACGCCACCACCGGCACCCACACCGGCCGAGCTGGTGACGCGCGCGCTCATTATGGGGCTCACTGCGCCGGATGCCGAGCGGGCGCAGGAATGCGCGGACATGGCCGAGCATTGGGCCCAAGGGCTCACGGATGCCGAGGTGGAGCGGTGCAAAGCGGAGGCCATGCAATATGTCTAATTTGACTGACTTTTGCGCGCTGCCGCGCACAATGTACGAACTTGAAGCGGAGGGGTTTACCCGTGATCAAGTCTATGGGGCGGTGAAGCGGGGCGAGCTGGTAAACCAAAACCGCAAGGATGCATGGGGAAGGACCAGGCGAGGCGCGGGCCTGTTCACCGTGGCCGCACCGGCACCGACCTATGACGCTGCGCCATTGGTGGACATATGGCGATAATCTGCGCGGCCATATTGGCCGCTATACTGGCGGTGCTGCTCGGTTTATAGCAGTTGCCAAACCTTAACGGGCCCCTCACGGGGCCCTTTTTTATGTCGACGCCGTAGGTGGCGGCATTGTCTAAGCTTCGACCATGTCGCGCAGGTCGGACTTTGTGGCTTTGGCCAAATCAGGGGCGCAAAAGATGTGCTTCTTTGTGCTGTGGGTGCGCGACGCGACGCGGCCCATGTCGACCCAGTTGGCCTCTTTGAGCGCGTGGAGTAGCGCGGCCTGCACTATTTTGACCCCGTTGGGGGCCATGCCTTGCAGGCGGTCGCATACACCGTGGAAGGGCGACGCGATGACGCCACGGGAGAATTCACCGACGCGCCGGCGTAGCTGGTCGACCAAGAATGACTCGGCCGTGCTCATGCCGTGCTCGACCATGATGGCCTTGGCCTCAGTGAGCGGGGGCGGCGCGTTGGGGTTCCAGTCGGACACGTCGCGGGTGTGCAGGTAATGGGCGACGGCCTCAAAGCCGCCACGGTGCTGGTACCAGTTCCACAAGCTCACCGCCTGAGCTTCGGGTAGTTTAGGGGCTGCGCTCCA